CTGGATTATTGTTTGGTTGATATCCATAATGTATGTCAAGAGAAAGAATAAAAAAATTAATAAAAAACCCATGTTAATTATTCCTCTATTAATCAATTGTTTCAAGTTGTCGGTAGTCGTTAAATTGAGTATAGAAGATCCTATTAATTATCATATAAATTTATTAAATACGAAATATATAGATTTCAATAAAAAAATATTCCCCCAGAATTTTAAAGATGCTTTTATAGGATTATTATCAGTTACATTATTTCAGTTATTAATGGTATTTATATTTTTCTATAATAATAATATTTACTGGGGTGTACGAATACCGAAATCAACATCATCATATTGAACTTCAATTCTATTACGTTTTTTCTTTTTCATTAGCATCATTGATTCTTGTTTTTCGGTTAATTCTTTAATTAAACCTTCATTCGCGAATATTTTTAATTTTAAATTCTGTATATCCCCTTCTAAAAATAATTTCCGTGTCTCAACTAATTCTAATCTTTCAATTATATTCTGTATATGTCTTTTATTGTAATAATTCACTGAATATCCTAAGATAAATCCTAATGCAAGACTACACAAATTATTCTTATCTGTCATATTATTTATCATATTACCGACAGTATAAAACATTATATTCTTTTATAAAATAGATTTTAAATATTTTAAATATTATGAAAGATTGTTGTAAAATAGAGAAAAAAATTATAAGTAATAATTATAATGATCATTGATTATGTTTTACAACCCGGAATTCAACTAGCTTTTATAATTGGTATTATTGGTTCATTGGTTATTAAAATAACGGATTATAAGATAAATAAAAACTATAAATTAGGATTAAATATTTTAGGTTCTTTAGGTATTTATCATTATTTCATATTACCTATAATTTTCGTCCATGAGTTCGGGGCATATGAAGGATTAGATTATCGCAATTTATTAAAGGATGATAATGGTGAACCAATACATCAGAATATAATATTTAGAAAAGATAAACAGACTACACTTGAAGCTGTTTCAGGTTTAGTCGGTTACATTAAAAGAGAAAAAGATATAACAACAGAAGAAATAATTTCAGATGCCTATGAATTAAAAAATCAAGAGAGAATATCTGTTCTTTCAGAAAAGATAGATGAAAATTAAATATATATATTATAGTATAAAATGAATAAATATTTACAGATTCAGTTATTTTATGTTGCTCTAATTTTAGTCGCGCCTTATTTATTATCATTCGGTTCGAAATTGATAGTGAAGAAAGATTTAGATGACAAGATGAAAGGTAATATCGCGGCTGGATTAAGTGTTCTGTGTGCCCTTCTATGGTTAACGTATGGTAAAAATATGGTTTAAGTTATTTCTTAGAACCTTTCTTTTTAGAACCCTTTTTTTTAGAACCTTTCTTTTTATCTTCGATTTTTACGGCACCGAATTCACCTTTCTTGAATGTCCATCCGGCATTTTTTAAATTCTGATTTCTTTTCGCACTCTTACTCGCCCTCTTAGATCTAATACGACCTTTTTTTTTAATGAGGTCTTTCTTCATTAAACCACCTGAAGTTTTCATAGCATTCCCATTCCATACTTGAGCTCTTGAACCAATCGTTTTCATTATTATAATATTCATTAGAAAAAAAATAATTAAGAAATCATTATGGGAAATGTTATTTCTATGAATTTAATTCATAATTCATTAAAATCTAAAAAAGAAAATTCTAATAAAAATAAATATAAAGAAGATCCTATTCTTTCAACAAAATATTGCTTTTATTGTAAAAAGAATTTTAAGAATAAGATTGAATATAATGAACATCTACGTTATTGTAAAAATGGCGATCTATAAATCATAAACACTTGTTATTTCATTATTACTTAGACAGATAGGAACCCATTTATTAAAATTAAGATTTAACTTACACTCTACTTTTATTTCATCCATAGGATCTTTATCTTTAAAGATTTCTAAAATTTTATGACTGGTTTCTATTGTCTGAACAAGAGCATTTCCCCGTTTAACAAGGTTATCTCCTTCTTTTAGATATAATTCATAAACATCTGGTTTCAAGGTTTTTACAATTCTGAAAATAGTTTTCTTTTCTTTTTCTTTCTTAGAAAAGTTTTTATTATGATTACCATGATTTTTCTTACTTTTATTAAATTCTTTCTTCTTACCGGGGACCAGTGATTGATCCCGTGAAAATAAATACAATATTTTAGAATAATCTGTCCTCAAGGGTACGAAATATAAACCTCGCGTATTATAAGGTAAATTAGGGATAAAATTTTCATATGTATTTTTAACATCTTTATAATCGAAATATTTCTTTATAAAGATAGGACATACGCTGGAATATTCTGTTTCTTTAAAATCATTTTCAAATAATGAATGAATAATATTCAATCTATCTATGATAATTGTTTTATTCATATTCTTGCCCTTATGATAGTAAATATCGTTGATACCTAACGACCATTTATTTTCTTTATCTCTAATTAATTCGCATTCAAGGAGAGTCCCTTTATAAAGATCTGAATTAAAATCATAAGGAGTAACCATAATTTTAGGAAAAGGATATTTATCGTTAGTCTTTTTATCAATTAAGAAGCAATAATTAGTATCATTAATTTGAGATAAGAATAGTAGATATGGTGTTCCACTACTCTTAAGACAGAAGATATGAGGATTTTTAAGATTTTTAGAATATTGATCGTTATATACTTTCGCATAACGACTATTAAATTTAATTCCAGAACAGAGGATACTCATCTGATTTAGAATGTATTGTTTAGCTTCATTCGTTGTAATATTATCAATCTGAACATTGCAGAAAGTTGTTTTCGTAAAAGAATCTGGTTCCATTGCTATTATAGTTATAATATAATTTATAACTTTATATCAAATTTTAATATAATTAAATATTAATATGGCGAATAATATAAACAACCCCAATGGCTCGAAAATAGATAAGATTAAAAAAGGTGTTAATAAACTTTCTTCAATGGATAAGAATTTAAGTGTTGGAAAAATAGTTGATTATCTAGGTATATTTTTTATTAGTTTATCTGTGTTATTATTTTTATATTATGTGAAGGGTTTAATATCTAAATTATTTTTTAGTTTTAAAAATATTGGTTCTGATTTTGAACAAGGGAAACTTTATAAATACACCAGATCTGGGTCAGATTTAGGATTAAAACGTAATGATTATTTGGATTTTGATTTCGTAATAAGAACAGATGATGCATCGGCCGATTGTGAAATTAGTGGGAGATATACGAAAGATGGACTAGAATTCGTAGAAGCGGATGGCATAGGTGATCTATGTAATAATTTAAATTATGAAAAATAATATTTTATATTCTATATGGGTCCAACTACATTTCTTGGTTTATTTTTCTTTTTATTCACAATTGGTATATTTTTAAAAGATATAGATAAATTAAACTCATTAAAAATTAATAAATATGTTGCTAAATTAATTATATCTATAATCTGCACATTAATAGTGGGATTATTTGCGCTAATCGATATATTTATTGAAAATAATCACACATTAAAAAAATTTAGCGATTATTATGGATTAAGATATGGGGATACGTTGGATTTTAATTATCATATTAAAACCGACCACAAAAATAAAATTAAAGGTGATTTTAAAACTCCAATATGTAAAATAGATGGTAATATTAAAGGTGGTTTACTTGAAATAAATAAGATTACCGAATGTGATACTGATGAGGATATAGTAAATAAATATAAAACAATATTTACCACGAGCCTCGCCCTTAAAGACAAATCTGGCAAAGAAGTAGAAGATTCTGTTTTTATTAAATCGCAGATACCCGATTATATTGATAATTAAAATATTTACCTTGGTATAATGATTAAAACAACATTCGAGGGATTTGAAAGAGGATATCCATTAATAATTTTATTTTCATTATTTCTTTCATATTTTATGACACATAAAACTGATTTTTTGATTTTCGCGGTGTTATTGGGATTAAGTTCGTTGTTTAATCAGATATTAAAAGAATTCATTTTTAAACCGATAATGAAAAATAATGATTTTCCTCTCCTAGGAAAAGGGACAAGACCACAGGGAGCGAGAGATTGTTCAGATTTCATAGATCCAGACAATAGATTATCTTCTTCGTATGGAATGCCTTCCGGACATGCTCAGACATCGGCATTATTCTGTACATTTATGATTCTTATGATAATTAATGAAAGATATTCTAAAAAATTAAAAATGGTTAAATGTTTAGTTATCTTGTTATTGACAATAGCAATCATGGTAAGTAGAATTCATTTCGGTTGTCATACACCTCAACAAGTAATAGTCGGTGGTCTTATAGGAACTATTCTGGGATTCATATTTTTCTTTAATATGAAAAAAATAAAATCATTATTGAAATTAAATTAAAGAATAAAATTATATAATAATATATCAATTATGGATCATCAAGATTGGGCAACAATATATACGAAGGCAGATAAAGAGATTAATAAGACTCCTGAAGAACGTAAAAAAGAAAAAGAAAGAGAAGTTAATGCTGTAAAATTTGCGAAAGAAAATAAAATAGAAAAACAGATAGAAGATGGAAATCTTAAACACAAGAAAATGGACGTTTCTTTCGGAAAAGAATTACAGAAAAAGAGATTGAGTAAAGGAATGACACAGAAAGATCTTGCTCAGAAATTAAATATCCCAGTAAAAGATATTAATGATATTGAATCAGGTAAAGCGAAACACAATCCCGGATTAATGAATAAGATAAACAGAGTCATGAAATAATTTAATATAATTTAAATTTTCTTTAAAAATTTATTTTCACGTCAAAATAAACGCGAAAATAAAAATAAAATAGTTTTATAATTATAAATGACTGATAAAAATAAAAGTGTTAAAAGAAATAATAGGGATGACGATGAATGGACCGATGAATGTGAGACATTATTAGCCGAATGGTCGGAAAAAGCATCTTGTTACAGATGGTTACATGGGAGATGTGAAAAGAGTTATAAAAAATGGTATTATTGTTTTTCCATACCTGTAATTATATTATCTACTCTGACAGGAGCGGCCAATGTTGGTATGGATTCGTTCGTTCCCCCGGAAAGTAAAAGTATAGCCTCCGCGATAGTTGGAGGTGTTAATATTTTCGCAGGTATTATATCGACTCTCCAGAATTTCTTGAAAGTTGCTGAATTAATGGAGGGACACAGGATCGCGGGTGTATCTTGGGGTAAATTACAGAGAAATATATCAATTGAATTGGCCTTAGATCCCAGACGTAGAGTCCTTCAGACGGATTTCCTTAAATTGTGTAGAGCAGAATATGATAGATTAATTGAGGCTGGTCCCTTAATAGATGATGGTGTTATTTATCAATTTAATAAAAAATTCAAGAATTATAAAGTTTCGAAACCCTCTATCTGTAATGGATTGGATAAGTGTAATATTTACAAGATAGATAAAGATTTAATAATGGATCCAACCGAATTTACAGAGGGAATAGAGGATATTATAGAAAAAGATGAAATAGAAGATGAAATATCGGGTAAAAATTTTCAAGTGAAAATAGATGAAATAAAGAATGATGAATTACCGGATGAAGATGTAGATTTACTAATTAAAAGAAGTATGAAAACAGATAAAGGGGCAAATAAAAAGACAGATAAAATGGCAGATACCAAGATAGAACATAAATATGATTCAAATGAAGATGAATCAAGAAATTTAAATAAAAAAATTCAAGTAGAATTAAAAAAAGATCCGATAGAAGAAATAATAGAAGTTGAAGAAGATATCAATGTAAATACAGAGATTGAAATTAAAGGAAATGACAATGAAGACAATGAAGACAATGAAGATGATGAAGATAATGAAGATAATGAAGATGAAGAGAACAATGAAATATCTTTATTCTTGGATAATATTAATGATAAAAATGATGAAAATAATTAAATTCTAATATATATATATTATGGCGAATACCATTAGAAAGAATAAAGGAAAAAGAAATAATCATAGGAAGAATGTAGATAAATCTGTAAGAAAAAAGAAAAAAGATAAAAAATATAAAGGAAAAAGAGGACAAACATTAAAGAAAAATAAACAGAAGGGTGGTATCGGGGCAATTGCCGTAATTGCAGGTATATCCACCTTGGCCGTTACGGCAATTGGAGCTTTCGCTAAATATAAACATTCAGGACTAATAAAAGAAAGAAATAAAATAGATAATATAATAGGACAAGATTCTAATTTAGAATATATACCTCGCTATATTGTTGTAGAAGATAAAAATATGATTGAAAGATATTTAAAATGCGTAACTGATAGTGAATTTATTGAACTTATATCCGATAATCAAGATTATCTTAAATCCGATACTATAAATGATTTAATTAAACCTTATAGAAACATGGACCCCGAATTAAGAGAATTATCCGATAAATATGATATGTTAATAGGTGAAAATAAAGAAGATACGAGTTTAAAAATAGATACCATCGAACTTTCCACAACGAGTGATAGTTTAGTAAAAGAATTAAGATATTATCTTTTAACAATTGCAAGCATTAAAGATAGTAATAGTTCTAAATCGGATGAAAATAAAATAGCAAAAGAAAATATTAATTGGATTGATATTGTAATCGATGGTGGTTTAGATTATGATCATAAATATGAAGTTGATAGAATACTGAGTGAAAGGGGATCATCATATTTTATAACCGAAGAAATAAAAATAATATTAAAGAAGATGAGATCAAATCATAAATTAATTCAAGCGATCAATAAAAAAATGGAAGCATGTACGAGGGAACCACGTGGGTATTGGGATTTTATTTCTGGTAATATAAAATGGAATAATACAAAGAAATGTCTCGTGTGTCCGGATGAAGATTGCTTAATATACATTTACGATTATTATTATGATTTCCTAAAAGATAATGATAATATTCCCATTCTTCATAAATTATATGTTTTAATGCTCTGCGAAGCAAGAATATGCGCCCTTTCCAAACCAATAGTACTTGAAGCGTTGAGACAGACATCCGGAGATAAATCCAGTATTAAATCATTGCTGGATAAAATATATGAAAGAGATAAATCGCGGAATTTAGTTAATACAACAATACCATCCAAATTCGCAGATATAAGTATTTATAAAAAACCCTCTGAAAACAAACAATCGGGTGGATCTATTGATGTTTCTCCCGGAGATATTCCTCCAACTAATCCTATAATTGAAGCCACCGCGAATCAGATTCCAGAATCAAGTAGTGATATACCAACATCTGAAGCACTCGGAGCACCACCTGAAGCACCACCAGAAGCATCACCGGAAGCATCACCAGAAGCACCACCAGAAGCACCACCTGAATCACCACCGGAATCATCGGTAACGGGATTATCGGCACAGGAGGAACCTGGGGGATCTCTCGCAGAGGTATCGGCTGAGGGATCATTCAGGGAAGAAGTACCTGCCAATAATGATTCACCATCTTCATCATCGGAATTAGGGATTACGACTGGATTGTCTGATACAGGGAAAGAAGGACCGGATAATATGTCAATTAGTGAAGGAGGATTACCATCCATGGAACCTGAAACAATACCAGAGGTTGATTATATGAAAGGAGATATGTCTCGGTTAGAATCATTGGAAAAATTACCCCAGGGATTAGAGGAGGAATTAGAGAAGAAAAAAGAATCCGACGAAGAATTGAGATCTTCTCGTGTAGCATCGGATGGAAGTCCGGGTGGTGAATCGGTGAAGGAGAGTTCAAAATTACATAGATCATTCACAAGATCTCAATTAGAAGAAAATTTATTTATTTATCTTGGTCTAAATGGTGCAACTAAATCCAATATGAGTAATCAATTGACAATACTTAGTAGTGATGCTGATGAAAGTAATGCTTCTTTAAGTTCAGATAATCCTAATTTATTCAAGATCTCTAGAGTTATAAAGAATGATTTAATTAAATTAAATGTTGATATTAAGAATTTAACTCCTGAGAATTTAAATACAATTGATTGTTTATTTCCAATGTATGAAAGGTTATTCGTTTATTCCGATAAATATGAAACATCGTCATCATTATATGAAGATTTTAAATTATTTTTCAGGATGTTCTCTTACTTCCCAGATATATTCGGTTTTATTAGTCCGTATTTTATAGGATTATTTTTCTTTAATGTATCACCTATTGCGGATAATAAATATTGGAATTTTAATATTGAATCCATTTTCCAATTAGCAACAAGGATAATGAATAGAACAAGTAATACACCTGTTGTATATATGGTAACAATGGCTATATTATTATCAAGAAGTTCTGAAATATCTCAAAGAGACATTGATTCAGTTGGTTCAGTTCAACCTGATATATATGATATAGATGAAGATAAAGGTAAAGAGGAAGTTCGTCGGGAACCTATGGCACCTGAACCTATGGCACCTGAACCTATGGCACCTGAACCTATGGCACCTGAACCTATGGCACCTGGACCTATGGCACCTGGACCTATGGCACCTGAACCTATGGCACCTGAACCTATGGCACCTGGACCTATGGCACCTG